TAAACCCACCTGAACCATGATATAATTTTTTTGGTGGCAAATTATCTGGTACTGGTATTTGTTCAACCATTTTTACCAAACCATTTGTTAAATTTTTGTATTACTGCATTTCCTAAAACACCGTGTTTTGGTGGTTTTTCTCCTGGTGCTAAACCTAGTATCTCATTTATTTTATTTTCGTATGCTATACCTAGTTCTTCCATTTTTGTTAAAAAACTATCTAATTTATTTTTTTCTTTTTTAGGATTTGGTGGTGTGTATATATCAAATGGATAACCTGCTTGTGTTTTACCTGGCATAGTTGTAGTTGTAGTTGTTGGTAAATTTACAGGTCCCATTGTTGTAGTTGTTGGTATATATTGTGAATAGTCAAATAAAAACTCTTCTTCATCTACTAATCTGTTTTCTAAACCTTTAATAACTTTTGGATCACTTTCTGCTATTGTCTTTGCCATAAGTTTTGTAATAGTATTTCTATCTCTTTTACTTACAGCTTCGTACAGTGATTTACCTACTATGTCATTACCTCTATTAAATGTAGCAATAATTAAATAATCAAACTCTCTTTGTGATAATGGCGTGTTGTAATTGACCATACGATTGTAAACATTCTGTTCAAATTCTTGTAAATCTTGTACTAATAATTTTTCAGCTTCTTCTTCTGTAATTACCATGCCTTCTTTTACAGTGACACCACTACTTCTTCCTGTATGTCCATAACCAATAGTCCAGTTACCTGCACCGTCATCATACGCTTTTAACTCTAATTTTTCTTTATCTTTTAAAAAGTCAATAGCAGCTTGTGATGTTTTGTGTTCTATAATTTCAGTTTCGTCTTGTGGTACTTCGTTATTAAAAACACCTATAGGTGATAAATAATTTACTTGTCCTGTATAGTCGGATACATCAACCACTAGCCAACCTGGACATGCTATCAAGAGTGCCAAACAAGTAGCTAAGATCATTTCTTTCCTTCGTTGCTTGCTCTGTTGCTCGTACCTCTGCACCTAATACACTGTCTGCATACTCTTGCAAACTAGCTTGTGGTGTTTCAGGTATTGTTAAATTCTTATCTGCACCAGGAAACATACGTTGTGCTAAGTCAAAGTTCTTATTGTAATTAGCAACAGCAGTTTGATAGTCTTTATTTGCTTCAGTATAGAAGTCTGCAAAAGCTACCATCTCTGCTTCTGATAATTCTCTATCAACACCTACTGCACTTAACGCACCATCTATCTCTGCTTTTATTTGTGTAGGGCTTGGCTCTACAAATACTTTAGGAAGTAATGGTGGTCTCTTGTATAGTCTTGCTTTCTCTTCTGTTAGATGTGTTCCAATATCTGCTAATTCATAGTTAGCATTAGTCATGGCTTCTAGCATAGCTCTCTGGCTTGCTGATCCCCAACTACCTTGTTCAAAAAACCATTCGTCATAGGTTAAATAACCTGCTTGTAATAAATCTGTTTGTACTGCTAATCTCTCTTGTGGCAACATGTTGTAACCAATTTGTATGTGATCTTGTCCGCCATACTGTTTAGCTGCTTGTTCTTCTGTAAGTGTTATTGTCTCTGCTGCTAAATCACCAGGTGTAAGTTCTCTGCCTTCTTCAAATACTGCTGCTAGGTCTGGATTTTTATATACTGTATATCCAGGTGTAATGCCACCAAATAATCCGTATTCTTGTAAAGTATCTTGTCCTAGTATTGCCGCTTTAGCTTGTTCTACTGCAGCAGCTTCTTGTGTTCTTAATAACGTATATCCACCATCTAGTTGACCTTGTTCTAGTGCTATATATTCACTATCTGTAACTGTAAGTTTTTCTATGTCACCAGTTGCGTTATTTATTTTTGTTATTTGACCACCTGCTTGTTCAACAGTTTTGTATGTGTCATCAGAAAAATCTTTTACACGATTATTGTATTCGCCACTAAATTCATACTTACCATCTTCTCCAGACATAATTGGTTCATACAATATAATTGGTTGTGTTCTAAATCCTTGCTTAGGTACTTTTGTTCTGCCTGGATCTTTTTCTCTAAATAATTGCATAGTGTCTTCTGGATTGTCATAATTCTTTTTGTATCTGTCATACTCTCCAGATGAAAATAATATTACACCTTTACCTCCGCCTGGTTTTACTAATGCACCAATTTGACCTGTAGCGTCATACCAGTCATCTAATTTATCTACAAGATAATCAAAATACTCTTGGTTTTCTTCTGCTGCTTTTATACCTGCAGAAACATCAAGTCCCTCTAATATGTCTGCACGTACGTCAAGTGGTGTATTTACTAACCATGCTGTGTATTGTCCAGGTGCGTAACCTGCAGGTGTTCCTTCTAATTCAACACTTGCAATAGCTTCGTTAAGTGCGTTAGTCATAACATTCTTAGTTGTTCTGTTTATACCTAATCCAGTTTCAGCTTGTTTATTTATACTTTGATCGTATATAGCTAATGCAGTATTTACTTTTGCAATAAACAATGCGTCTGATATGCCTTCTTTAACTAGACCATTTAATTCTTTTGCAAATTCAGAACTATCATCTAATTGTCTTTGCGCTTTTATACTATCTACGAGTGCTTGCTTATATTCTTCTGTCACGCTTCTCCCTGCTGTACGGGCAAAAATGCACCGTATTCATTCATTGTATCATAATCGTACTCCAGATCCTCTAAGAACTGTGTTCTTTCTTGGAATAAAGGTAATAGTAAGTTTTGTGCTATTACATAAAAGTCATCATTACTTATAGATATTTGACCTATAAAATCTCTAAGTTGTTGTCTTTCAAGTAACATTGTACGTGATGTACGCCAACCATTAGCTGATAATCCACGACCTAATGATTTCTTTTCTAATATTTTTATATAATCTAATACTTGCGCAACAGCTTGTCCTGTCTCTGATCCACGTAATTTAGGTTCATCTTCCCATCTTTTAAGTTCTTCAAACTGTTGATCTAATGTTCCTCGTTGTGGTAGTCCTGGTATTGTTGTGTCAAATCCAGGAAACCTTTGTGCTGCTACATTTCTTTTGACAGCAAGTAATCTACTTCTTTGCTTTGCTTGGTACGGATCTGTTATATCAAACTGTTGTAATGTAGCTATACGCTCTTCTTCCATGTAAAACTCACCTAATCTCTGGTTACGTGTAGCAACCCATTCTTCTGGTGTCAATGGTTCTCTTTGTTCATTGTATATAGTTCTTGTATATGCTTCGTAATCAAAAGCACCACCACCGCCATTAGGTACAGCGTAAAATGCAGTAAGTTTATATTCATCAAATAACTCTGGATTTTCTTTTTCAAACTGTACACCACGCTCATCTACTGGTCTAGGTTCTACAACAATAGATTTAGGTGTAGCAATATCTAATGGATTAAAACCAAACTCATCTATAAAATATTTAGTTGCAGAGTAATTATCACCTGGTGCATATAGAAAATTACCAGTAACAGGATCTTTAGGTGGTGTTTCTATTAGTTCTCTGTATCTATCTGCAAGTATTTGCATAGAGTATACGCTTCCTGCATTGTCAGGATTACCTATATCAAAACGTGGATTAAGACCTGTAGGACCAACAAATTGTGAAAACGCTTTTATTAAAGTTAAATTTCTAGCAACAGATCTAGATTTTTTAAGTAACCTGTCTTGTGCTTCTGGTGTCATGTCATCTTCACCATTAGCTTTCAATACTCTATACACGTCAATAGTTGTGTTAGCTGCAATACGTGATAACTCACCTGGAGGTGCGTCTTCATTAAACATAAACATAGCACGTATACCATTCTTTAACCATGCAGGTACACCTGCTTCTTGTATTAAATCACCTGGTGTTTTTATGTTAGGTAACCCGTATGGAAATAAAAACTTTTGTGTTTCTTCAAATTTAGGTGTGCCTTCTAATACAAATGACGCAGGTATAGCTGCGACTGGACCAATACCAGGTACAACTTCTAATGCTAAGTTTAAAGATCCTGCATAACCAGGAAGTCTTACACCAACATTTCTATCTGCACCAAACAATGCGTCTGATACTAACTCATTAACTATTGGATAATAAAATACTTCTTCTCCAGTTATTTCATCTTCTGATAAAAACCCTTCTCCTTCTACAGGACTAAATGGATTATCGTCTCGTAATGCTTGTACTGTTACTTGACCTCTACGTATAATTTCTGGATTTTCTGCTAACAATTTAGCCCATGTAGATAAAATTTCTACGTATGCTTCACCGAATGGAAATATACCTCTAAGGTTGTAGGTTACCTTACTACGTTTACTTAGATCGTATAACAAATCTTGTAATTCTGAAAGTGCAATAGATTTAGCAAAGTCATCAACATATTGTGCGTCTATTAGTTCATCAGTAAATCCTGCTTGTACATTTAATTCTTCAAGCTCTAATTCATATTGTTTTTTTGTATTATCAAATCCTTTTATTAATTCCTTCTTTTTAGTTTCAATTTTTTGATCATAATTTTCTGTAAATGCTTCTAATCTTTTTTCTACATCTTCAAATTCTTTATTTGCTTTTTTAATTTTGTCTGCTTTCTTTTTAGGCAATGATTTAAAACCTTCTTCTTGGTCATCATAAAATGCGTGATAATAACCTTCGTATTCTTCCATAATGTATTGCTCTTCTAAATCTGCTGAAATATTTTGTTTTGTTTGGTATTCTTCATATAATTTTTGATAATCAGGATCCTCGTCAATTTCTTTAGTTAGCTTATCTTCTAATTCATCTAATTGTTTTTGCAAACTTATTTTTGCTCTTTGCAATTCTTGATACTTTACTGTTTGCTCTTTTGTATTATCTATATATTTTGTACCTAATTTTGCGTCTGCTTCATTTAATTGTTTTACTCTACGTTCTAACATATCTAAATTAATTTCTACATCACGTTTACGTAACTTGCTTGGTTCTACACCTATATCTGCTTTTATTTTATTCATTAAGTTTTCTCTAGGAATGTTAGAATTTCTAGCACCTGTTATCTTGTATACTTTGCCACCTTGTTTATAAGTCTTACCTTGTAACATTGCAGTACGCATAGCAGGTGTCATACGTGGCAATAGGTCATATACTGCACGCCAATACACTTGTCTAAACACTGGAGAACGTGAAGCGTTATCTGTCCTTTGTCCCATAATTACATCAAAAGCATTTTCTATAAAATTATCTATAAATTTAGTATCTTCTAACAAAGCATTTTCTTTTGCTACTGGTAAATAATCTGGTAAATTTTTAGCGTAGTTACGTAAAAATCCTTCATAAAAAGCGTTTACAGACATACGATCAGCGTCTCTACCTAATTTTTTAAAACCTTGTGCAAACATATCAAACACTTCATCAAGTGTTCCATTAGCACCTAACATATCAATTCCTCTTTGATTTAATTTATCTAACTGTCCTGTAAGTATCATTTCATACAAATTTTCATCTCTAGCTCTATCTATACGTAATGGATAGGGAGTTTTAGAAAAATCAATTTCGTCAAAATCAAACTTGCCTAATAAATCTTGGAAAACATTTACATCTTGATCAAATGCACCACCGCTTGCTTGTTGTAATCTAGCTTCTAATTGTTTGGCGTAAACATATCTACCACCTGCAGTATTAACAACATCTTCGTATCTTTGACCACCTTTTGCATATTCTTCAATAACTGCTTTTGCTTCTTCGCTCTCGCCTTTAACCCAATCACGTAATGCTTTTTGTCTAGCTTCTGGTGTAGTTTTTTTAAAAAATAAAAATTTAAATAAATCGTCTTGATATATTTTAGATACTTCATTTACCCATGAACGAACTACTCTATTTCCTTTTTGTTTAGTATTGCCTGCGTTGTATGCAGATGTAAATTGGTCATAATCATCTGCTTCTATTAATGTGCCTATTTCTTTTCTTACATCTAAAACGTCATAATCATGTGGTCCTGGTTTCTTTTTTCTTCCTTCTTTTCTTCTTGCTGCCCTACTTGCACCACCAAATGCTTCGTCATTATTATTAGCACCACGCATACGTGATGAACCTTGCACCCACTCTTTGCTTTCGTCTAATGGATTACCAAACAAATCTAAAAATTCTACATCTTTTTGTGTCCATTTTTTTGCTTCTTTAGCGTTTGTTTTTTTAAGTAGTGATAATGATATTAGAGACAAAGGTCTTGAAAATATATTGTCATATCCTCTTGTAAACATACGTAATTGTTCTTCGCCAACAACACGTAACAACCAAGCACCACGTAACAATACAAATGGTTTCCAAAACTCTGTATAGTATTTGTCTACATTTTTACCGATAATACCTTTTTGCATTGACTTAGGATACTTAGCTAAGAATGCGTCAAATGCTTCACTACCTCCCATTTTATTTCTAAGTATTGACATAGAGTTCATGGCTTTTGCTAAACCTCCTGCGTCTGGCATAGGTATAGTTCTATTTATAAATTCTGTAGTTTGTGCAGGACTAGGAGTAACTTTCATAACACCATCAATAGTCACTGGTTTTAATTCCATACCAGGATTAAGAACGTTGTCACCTGTAAACCCATCAATAAAATACTTACGCATATCTTCATAAGTTTCTGCAAATATACGTGTAAATGCGTCTGCGTCTTTTTGACTTACTTGAAAGTTGTCAACTAAATCTCTTCCTACTTCTTCTAACATATTTGTTGCTACGTTAAATAAACCTGCTCGGTCTCCTTCTTCAAGTCCTATAGCTTGACGTAATATATTATCTTTTGTGTTTCTATTTAATGTTGTTTGATCTAACCATTTTTTAATCTGGTCAAATGATTGTTCTACATTTTCTGCGTCTAAATAACGTAAAGGTAAATCTTTTGTGTATGTTGACATAACTCTTGACATTCGGTTATTACTATCCATTAAAGATAGACGCATAACTTTTTTAGCACCAAACAGTTGCCCTGTACCTTCTGGTACATTTTTTGCTATTGCTTCTGTTGCACCACCTAAAAACCTACCAATAGCACCTACTGTTGGTCTTGTAGTACCAAATGGTAAATCTTTAAATCCTATAGATTGATCTATAAGATTAGCCATGTCAATAGCTTTTTCATCTGCTGTTTTTGTAAAGTCTTGTGATATACGCATAAAACGTTGTATAACTTTAGGATCTGTAATACCTGTTATATCCATAAACTTACTTTCTGAATTTACGTTTGATAAATATTTAACAAGTTTCATACCACCTGGATCTTTATTTAAATAATCTGTTACAGATTTAGGACTAACAAAAGGTAACCCCCAACCACGTTTTACTACTCCCAACTCTGCAAGTTCTGCTTGTGTCATTTTCTTTACATCTTCAACATCTATACCTTTTAGCTGTGCAATTAAATCGTCACTTGCACGTAATGTCTTTCTACTCTTTGCTGCTGCACTAGCACCTAATGTAAGATAATTTGCAGGATCCAAAAACAATGCTTTACCTGCGTCTAATATACCTGACAATACATTAAAACCTTTTGTGCCTGGTTCTGTCATACCTAATGCAACTGTTCTACCTAAAGATATAGGTACAGCTACTTCTTCACCAGTTCCTAGTTCTCTTGTAATTGTAAATTGACCACTGTCTTCTTGCATACGTTTATCTATTTCTGTAATAGCAGAACCTAATTGATTTTGTATTATGTTTTGCGCACGTGTATTATCAAAGCCAGATTGTATAAGATATTTATACTCGTCATAATATTTACTGTTTGGATTGTCTGGATCAAATACATTTGATTGTGGTAACAAACCGTCACCTAAATTAACCTCTCTACCTTGTGCTAAATTACTAAACACTTGTCTAACGGTTGATTTACCTGACTGTCTGTATGCTTCTGCAAAAGTTAAGTCTTCTGCTTTATCTCCTATAGTTGCAGCAATCATAGAGTTTATTGGTCTGTCTACAGTAGTTCTGTACAAATCTTCTAATGCAAGTAATCCAAATCTTACTGCACCTTTTAATGGATCAAATACTTTATCTACTAATGATTTTTTATTATGTTCTAGTATTCTTTCTGACAATGTATTTAAAACTTCTGCTTCTGGTTTTACTTGTAGCATTGTAAGAGATGTAATAACATCTGGTGAAAAATTAGGATACAACTTAGCAATAGCAGTAGCACGTTGTGCGTCAGCTTTTGTTACACTTGCTTTTGCTTTATTCCATTGTGTTTTTCTAGCAAGTATTTCTTTATATAAGTCTTGTTCTGACTTTGGATCGTCAAAATAAAATACACCCATGTGTTATCCGAATTGTTGTGGAGTTCTATTTATTTTTTGATTGGCAAATTGTAATAAACTTAATAACTCTGCTGATGGATTAACTTGCGCCATTGCCCTTATTAACATTACATCATCTGGTTCTAATAAACTACTTTCCTGTGCCTGCATACTTGATGGTGTAGTAATTGGTGTACCATCACCTTCTGCAAATATATCTGCTACTGCAGGTGCTACAGGTTGTAATGCTTGTTGTGGTTGTTCTGCAGGTGCAGCAACTGTTGCAGCAGGTTCTTCTACGTTTCCTTGTCTAACTTGTTCTACAAGTGCTTTTTCTTCTCCTGCGCTTTCAGAAACCATACCCCTAACATCTTCTATGCTAGGTGCTTGACCATCAGTTCTTCTTGCAAGTCTTCCTGGTCCAGAAACAGCAGCAGGTCTTTTTACGCCACCTCTTCTGCCACGTTCTCTGCTACTACCATTCGCCATCTATATCCTCCTGTTTTCCAAACCAAATTAACAAACCATTTGGTATATATTGCACAATCATTCCTTGTGGCATATCTGTAATTACTGGCTCTTCTGCATACATTTCATCTTCATGGTCTGCTATAGCTTCTTCTGTTTTTTGCCATACATCTACTAAACAGTTATTTACTATTTCACTAAATTTGTAATTGTTAACTTCTCTATCATTAAAAGGATTAGCCACCTTGTACACCTCCTAGTAGTAACGATCGTATATCTGGTGCAGGTCCTTGTGGTACTGGTGCTTGTCCGCCACCTAATGCTTGCTCTAATAATGCAGCTTCATTCTCTGGTACCTCTGGTTCTTCTGCTGTGTAAAATTTATCTAGTATAGATTGCATAGAGTTTGGATTTTTGTATATCTGTACAAGTGCCATAGTTGCTTTAGGATCGCCTTGACTTGCTTGCACTTTAAGTGTCTCAAACAATGTACGTTCTGCTTCGTCTTTTAATATTCTATCGTTTATCTTTTGTACGTTATCTAGTCCGTCCATGTTTTCTTGCAAAGTCTCTTTGTCTATAATACCTGCTTGTAATAATTGTAATCCAGAGACAATCTTTGTTGGTTCGTCAAAACCTGCCATAACACCATACACACGTCTAGTTTTGTACATACCTGATATGTCTGCGCTAGGTGTATATTGTTCTGCAAACGCTGTGCCTTTTAGAAATCCTGCTAATGGTTTTTTACTATTGCCATTAAGTGCTTCGTCCATCTCTAAACGTTTATAATCAATTTCTTCTATTGCTGTTTTTAGTGCTAACTGATATTCTTTTACGTTTAGATCAACAGACGATAGTAACTCTTGCAATCCCCTACCTGTTACAAAAGAGTTAGGAGATATAGCGTCATCACTGACTGGATAACTAGAACCAACACGTAATTGTCTTTCTATTCTGTCTATTTGTGTAAATAACTGATACGGAACATTGTTAGGTGGTTTAGCAACTTGTGAACCAGGTGTTAAGTAATTGACTGCAAATCTACCACGTTTGTAGTTCCCGCTCTCTAATTCACCAACGATATTCGTTTCTGTAAATACACTATCTTCCATAGCAATTATGGATAAGACGTTAATCTTTGCCATAGCTGCCATCAAACCTAATACATGGTCATATTGACCTGTAAGTCTGTCAAAACTAAATCTCTTTGATATAACAAAGCGAGGTCCTGACTTTAATGGATTTGGTGTAAAATCTAATATTTGTTTTGTATCTGGTAAAAATACGTATGTGCCTTCTTCGTCATAGTATTCTACTAATTCTGTACCATCAGCTAAATGGTTATCCCAACTTCTTTGGAAACCATCATGGTATTTAAACTTACTATATCCAGAAGGAAACTGACTGCTTTCATCTATAGCAACGTTTGCTTGTGGATACATTTGTTTTATAACTGCATTAGGTACAAGTCGTATTAATGCAAGTTCTTTTGGATCTTGGTCAGGTCCATAATATCCTGGATAACAGTCATACGGATCTCGTAGTTCTGCATGAGGATACATTACGCCATCTGGTGACATCTTCTGTCTTATAATCCATACACAAAAACCATAACCAGGTAGCCATCTTGCTGCCTGTGGTAACTGCATATCCATCTTAGAGTAACCGTCTAAGTTAGTTACAATACGCTCTAATTTTTCTGCTTTGTTTTTAGCACGTTCACTGTCTGCGTATTGGTCAACTTTGATGTCGGGCATACGTCCTAGTTTTTGTGCTAAGTGTTCTAATCCTGAATTTATAAGATTAGGTACAGGTAAATCTATATCATAGTTTTTTGCGCTCTCGCCTAACAATGCTGCTATACCATTGCTACCACCGTTCATAATAGAACGCACTCTATCACGATACTCATAGTGTCCACTATGTTCGTGCATGCCTTTTAAGTCGTCTGTTTTAATTAATAATTCGTCAGGTGTTAAAACCATTACCAAAAAACCTCGTTGTATTCACTCTGCTTATAATAGTTATAAGAAGGAGTATAGTCGCTCTCTGCTTCCGCTAACATCATTTTTACGTTTGTGCGTATACGTTTCATTGGAAACCAACTTGCCATAACTAAGTCAGTTTTAGTTTTTACATTACGTGAATTACTTGCACCTGCTTGTGAAAAATATAAAAGCTGTTGTCTAAAAATATTTACTTTACGTTTTGTTGCAGCGTCTCCCCATGCTAAGTTTATCTTTTGATTTTCATACATACCAACCATACTGGTAACACCGAATGTAGGATCCCATTTATTTTTATAAGTTTGATGTCCTTCTATTCTGACACCGTGATTTGCTGCCCAGTTACGTATATCTCTATCTTGTCCTATAGCACGTTGGAAACCGTTTTCTTCTACTATCCAATGTGATAACCAATACTTGTCATACCATTCTTTCATCAATGCGTGTGCTTTTTGTATACCACCGCCTTGATCATTTTTTATATCTACAAGCCATACTTGTTGTGTTTTTACATTATATGCCCATAACACTGCTGCCTGGTATCCCGTACTTGCGGGATCTAATCCTGCAATAAGTGTTGTATGAGGTGGTATGTCACCTAACTTACGTGATGGATCTAAACAGCTATCTACTGCTTCTGCTGTAAACAAACTCATACCATCTGGTATAGCTTTGTTAAGATAGACCATCTCAAATATATTTCTACCACCTGTTGTCTCTGCTGCAGCTAATTGTTCTAATAACCATTTATGAGAACGCTTGCCTGACCATAACATGTGTTTTGTATGGTCTATAGTTTCGTCTTCTAGTGGTACTTCTAAATCATGCGCACGGTCTACAATACTTTCCCATGCTTGATTTTCTAAGAGGTGATGGTATAAATCGTCTGGGTGCTGTCTTGATCCAATGACGACCATGCCTGTGTGTTCCTCTTTTCTTGACTGTAGCGTTGTGGTCCACCAGTTTCTGGTGTTTTCTCTAGCACTTGGTTGCACAGTTGAGCCATGATCTTCGATATCGTCTGCGATAATAAGGTCTGCGTCTCTGGAAAGGATCTTACCTCCTTTTCCAATTGCGACAAGAGTTGGCGACTTAATACCAGAGACTGTTCTAGTT